TAAGAGACAGCTCAAACCCTAGTAGTTAAAACTGGTACAGGTGCGGCGGTTGGTGATGTGTTTACAATCGCAGGTGTATATGCGGTTGGCCATATCAACAAGCAATCTACCGGACAATTAAAAACTTTCCGTATTCTTGCAATCAACGGTGGTAACTGGACAATTTCGCCTGCAATCGTTCCTGCAGATGGCATCGCAGCAGCTCAAAAAGCTTATGCAAACGTGACTACTGGTGCGGCAGCAGATGCAGCAATTACCATCCTGAACAAAAAGACCTCTGCGGCCAGCGTGTTCTATGAAAAATCAGCGATTGAAATTGTGCATGCTGACTTCAATACTGAGCCGTTTGAAGCTTCAGGCAAGCGTGTTCGTAAAGCGACCACTGATAGCGGCATTCAGATTGTGATGCTGTCCGATTCCAACGTCGACACATTAGCGGCTAACTACCGTTTATTCGTATGGGCGAACGTGGAAGTGCTTAACCCTGAATTGGCTGGCATCATGCTAGAAAATCAGACCTAAAACAAAACCATGACGACAAATGCCCGCTATATGCGGGCGTCGTCATTTTTGGAGTAGTGAAAATGTCGAATTATCCAAAAATGCTCTACAAGGGCGATAAGATCAAATACGAATACCAAACCGCATCGAATGAAGAATCAGAAAAAGAGTTACTTGATTCTGGTTGGGTGGTTTTTGGTGAATTGCCTGAACGTGAACCAGTGACTGGCGGCTCAGTTTCTGAAATTGATTCATCTGCATTTGTACCAGTTGAACAATTTGATGCGCTAGGTGAAGAAAACACCAAGCTTAAAGAAGAACTGGTCGAAGCCCTTAAGGAAAACCAAGAGCTACGCAAACAGATCCGCTTCAAGGGACTGGAAGATAAGCCGGCGGATGAGCTTAAAGCCATTCTTGATAAAGCTGAAGTTAAATACAAAGCCAATGCTGGAAAGCCTGAATTAGCTCAGTTGGTGCTGGATCATGAGTCTAAGGAATCAAAAGAATAAGCTTATAAGGCCATCGGTATGATCAGTAATAACTATGTGCCTGAGTGGCATATCTCACCTTTTGGACACTCAAAATACACTCTAGTCCGCAATCAAGATCAATTTGATCTGCTGTTTGATGATATGAGTGACACACAAGAGTTTATGCATTTGGGTACTGGTGCTCAGGTTGATTATTACGGTGGTGGTAAGCATTGCATTGTTCAGCTTGGTGATTGTAGCGAAAGAACATTGATTGAAGTTCATGGGCTTTTGCTGCATGAAGCTGTGCATATCTGGCAGCGAATTAAAAAGCTTATGCGCGAGAAAAAACCAAGTGTTGAATTTGAAGCATATTCAATTCAGTGCATAGCTCAGGACTTATTCAGCATGTTTAAAGAAAGTGAGGTGCCAGATGTCCTGGACAAAAAGACAGATTGTTGAGCAGGCTCTTGAGGAACTAGGACTTGCATCTTATGTGTTTGACATGCAGCCGGAGCAGGTGGAAAGCGCAAAGCTCAAGCTCGACACCATGATGGGCCTATGGGATGCCAAGGATATCCGCTTTGGTTATCCATTGGGCTCAAGTGCCAAGAGTGGCGATCTGGATGAAGATACTCATATTCCAGATTACGCAATTGAAGCAGTTCGCTTAAATCTGGCGATTCGGCTGGCCGGCTCTTTTGGCAAGGCTGTGCCGATTGAGTTAAAAGCCATGGCAAAGGATGCATTTGAAACAATTCAATTAGCCATGCTTAGCAACCCACCAAGAGTTCGACTTGATCCATCATTGCCGCGTGGTGCTGGTCACAAAGGTGATTGTCTGCCATTCATCGAAAAGATGCCAACTAAAACAGTATTTACTCCCGACACATCAGTGAGTTTTTCCAATGAATAAACGATTAAATATTACGGATCGTATTGGTCCAAATGATTCAGTTGTGATCTGGAGTGCAAACAATCAGGATTATCGTGGTGCGCCAGTTGATTTATTGATTGAGAAAATTCAGGAAAGTATCAAAAAAGTTGATTACCCGCCAATCAATATTCAGCACTTTAACCCAAATGCAGATTTTACGCTGGATATAGAAAATCACGAAGTTGGTACATACTTGATTCTCAATCCATCTTTAAGTATCGCCACTGGATCAATCAAAATGCCTGAGCGTTACGACGTTACAGATGGTCAGGTTTTACTGGTTGCTTGTGCTCAACAGGTGAATAACTTCTCAGTCGATGGAAATAATGCGCTTGTCATTGGTGCGCCAAACGCCTTGGCAGCAAATGGTTTCTTTAAATTGAAGTACGACAAGCTCTCAAATACTTGGTATCGAGTGGGGTAAATATGCAAATCCCTATTTTGGATGGAATCTATACTGACAATAACTCTGATTTTCGCACAGCTTACCCTGTCAACCTGATTCCAGTACCAAAAGGGCAGGGGATTTCAGCAGGATATTTAAGACCAGCCGAGGGCATTAACCATGTTGCTGATCTGCCTGGTGTAGATCGCGGTGGTATTGTTTGGCATGGTGAGCATTACCGGGTGTGCGGCACCAAGTTTGTAAAAATCTCAGCATCCGGGCAGGTTATCGAGCTGGGTGATGTGCAATCCGGCGGCCCGTGTTCATTTGACTACTCATTTGATTATCTGGCCATTAATGCAGGCACATCGCTATATCTGTATAGCGGCACGTTAAAACAGGTCACTGACTCAAATCTAGGGGTTGTGCATGACGTAATCTGGATTGATGGTTACTTCATGACAAGTGATAGCAATAATATTGTAGTCACCGAATTGAACAATCCATTTGAAGTAAACCCATTAAAATACGGTTCTTCCGAAGTTGACCCTGATCCTATTGTTGGCTTAATTAAGCTTCGAAATGAAGTATATGTGCTGAACCGCCATACCATTGAAGTGTTTGATAACGTTGGTGGTGAGTTCTTCCCATTCCAGCGTATTGATGGTGCTCAGGTTATGAAAGGCGCGATCAGCAGAAAAGCATGCTGTGTCTACATGGATGCAATTGCCATGCTGGGCGGTGGTCGGAATGAAGCAGTTAGTATTTATATTGCAGCGGCTGGATCAACCCAAAAGATTGCAACGCGTGAAATAGAGCAGATTCTTTCTGGTTATACAGAATCTCAGCTCACGAATTCACAGTTAGAGTCGCGTCAGATTGAGGGTCATTCATGGCTTTATATTCATTTACCAGATCAAACACTGGTTTATGATGCCACAGCCTCACAAGCTACCGAGCAATCCACATGGTTCATTTTAAATAGCGGCAATGGCTACACAGCCAGAAATATGACCTATGCGCATAACCAGTGGTTTGTAGGTCACACTTCAGAGCCAAAACTAGGTGTTCTTACAGATGAATCGGGCGAGCATTGGGGTGATGAAATTGAATGGCAGTTTGGTACAGCGATTGTCTATAACAATTCTACCGGCGCCATCTTCCATCAACTCGAATTGGTGGCTTTAACTGGTCGCAATGCTTTCAATAAAGAATCCAGAATCTACACACAATACTCAGTAGATGGTATTGAGTGGTCCATGCCTAAGTTTATTGGTGTGGGTAAGCGTGGAGAGCGCACAAAGCGCCTTGTGTGGTTCCAGCAAGGTTATATGCAAAACTGGCGCATACAGCGATTTACAGGCACATCAGCAGCACGCTTATCAGTTGCAAGACTAGAGGCAAAAATAGAGCCACTGGGGGTTTAAATGCTAGTTAGACCTAAAAAACCAAGCCGTGAAGAACTCGCCAAGATCTTTAAAGACCCGAGAACACTTAAAGCCTTTGAGCAGGTTTTTGAAGTTATACCGAGTGAGTTCAATCGACAAGATGGAAGCCTAGACGAAATTCAATTTCAGGTCGAGAGTGCAGCCACTCAGGCCGCATTAGCAATCGCTTTGATTCAAGCGATAGAAGCTTTAGCAGAAGTCAAAGCAATGGAGCCAGTGCATCAGTGCAACTGCCAACATGACGAATTAACACCGCGTTATGAGCATGTCACAACCGATCATATCGAGCCTACCCATATTCACCACCATGAAATCTCAACATTGGAGATAGTTTAATGGCTGTCAAAGTTAAATGTATTATTCCTTCTAAACAATTAGAAGCAGCACAAACAAATCAATATATTGCCGCCAATGCTAAAACCATGATTGATAAGGTTACGGTCACCAATACGACAGCAGCAGCCGTGACATTCAGTTGTAATGTTGTGCCTTCGGGTGGTGCGGTTAGTGATGCCAACGCACTTATTAAAGATAAATCGGTTGCATCGGGTGAAACTTATGTTTGCCCTGAGTTGGTTGGACATGTACTGGACTCTGGCGATGCAATTAGCATGATTGCCAGTGCTGCTAGTTCACTCACTATTCGAGCATCAGGGCGAGAGGTCACATGATTACATTGCAGCCTCTAAATGACATCAAAGTAATAAACCGCGTGATTTTAGATGCTGCAGTCAATGATGATATTTCGGACGATGCATCTAAGAATCATGAAATCCAGCAATTACCTCACACCTTTGAATGTCTTGGAATCTACCAAGATGAAGAAATCAAAGGTTTGTTTATGCTTGTTCCTCAAAATGCAGTAACCGCAGAGATTCACACCTGTTTGTTGCTACGTGGAAAAGAAGCATTTCAGGCAGGGCGATTGCTGCTTGATTACCTATTTAGTAAATATCAAAAAGCAATTTCTTACACACCTTCAACCAATAAAAAAGCCCTGATTTATGCGCTTCGACTTGGATTCAAAAAAGAAGGTGTTTTAACTGAATCATTCTTGAAAAACGGTGAGTTGCTTGACCAGATATTGGTGGGCTTAGCCAAAGGAGAATACTTATGCCAGTTGCAGCAGCGGTAGTTGGTAGTGCGGTTGTGGGCGGTGTAATGTCCAGCCGTGCACAAAAAAAAGCAGCGAACTCAGCAGCCAATGCTCAGATCCAATCATCTGAAATGGGGGTTGAGGAACAGCGCCGACAGTTTGATGCAGTTCAAAAACTCTTAAAGCCTTATGCGGATGCTGGTCTCAGCGGCTTATCTGGTCAGCAGGATTTATTGGGTATTAACGGAACAGCAGCACAGCAAGCAGCCATTGGAAATGTCAACAATAGCTCAGAAATGCAAACCTATTTGCAGCAAGGTGAAAACGCTATTCTGCAAAACGCATCCGCTACTGGTGGTTTGCGTGGTGGCAACACTCAGGCCGCATTAGCTCAATTTAGACCGCAATTATTGAATCAGTTAATCAATCAGCGTTATCAAAACCTAGCGGGCATGACTTCTCTAGGTCAAAACGCAGCAGCCGGAACCGGTAACGCAGGTATGCAAGCTGCAAGCAATATTTCAAACCTTTACCAGCAGTCCGGTGCGGCTCAAGCTGGTGCAGCCTTGGCAAGTGGCCAAGCTAGCGCAAACATGTGGAATGGCCTAACTGGTGCGATTGGTCAGGTTGGCGGAATGAAAATGATGGGGATGTTTTAATTATGGTACAGCCAATTAATTATATGCTTGATGTGCAAAACCCTATCCAGACTGCCATGACCGGCCTTACTCAAGGCATGCAAATCGGGCAGTTTATGCAAGCTAAAGAGCAAGCTGAACGCGAAGCTATTCAAAAGCAGCAAATGCAGGAAGAACTTTCAGCATTTGCATCAAAACCAAATAAAACACATGAAGACTATGCGACCATCATGGCGCGGTTTCCGGCTTTAGCTGAAGACTTTAAGCGTGGCTATGATGTTCTGGATTCTGGTAAACAACAAGCTACGTTCAAGACAACATCACGCATCTACGCAGCTTTATCTGGTGGGCAGCCAAACGTTGCAAAATCCATTCTTGAAACTGAAGCTTTGGGTTATGAAAACGCAGGGGACAAGGCTACTGCTGATCAAATGCGAACACTGGCAGCAATGGCAGAAACAGATCCTGACGGGCTTTTAACAATCTCAGGTCTGACACTAGCATCAACTACACCTTCACAATTCAAGGATGTGTTGGGCGCATTGGGTGAAAGCCAGATGCTACC